CATTTGAGGAGTTTCCTTCTCCACGTAGCGACGAGAGCTTCTCTCTCATCTTGTCTAAGTTAATACCCATTTTTATCTCCTTTGTGGGTTAAAGTACGATCAGCTAATATCCTGATCGTCTAGCAATTCACCATAGGATTGTACCATAGATGAATATTTAATGCAATAACAATATTTCTGTTCGTAACTTGTCTCGAACACGCCATACGAAATGCTGGTTCCTTCTTCAATCTTTGACTTAACAAAGTGGTTGATACGTCTGAAGAGTGTTCCGTCATTCTTTAGGTCGTCCTTGCCGATACCATAGTAATATACCACATCACGAGCGGCTGTCAAGTCGTAAAACCAATTTTCTTTTTCCTCTTCCTCGTCGTCACCCAAGACAACAACTCCCACTGTAGCGATACGAGAGATCTCGCTTGGGTGCGTGAAGCTGCCAATCACTGGCTCGCTGTTCTCAAAAACGTTAATCATGTGAATCGTGTTAACGATCGCCTGGTTTAGGGTGTCATAGTATCCCACAATAGAGACGTCGCCTATGCTCTTCTCTAGTTGCAGGTTATCGATTAAGTAAATTCTCTCTAGTAGTCCGGACCGAGCATACTCCTGTAGCACATTGCGCACAATACGCTCTTGCATTTTCTGAGTTTCGCTCATCAGGGCTAAGTCAGGCTGAATGTAGACAACTCGAAGATTGTTACCCTGTAGTTGTTCTAGAAGATTCAGGATGCCTCCGGAAACATTACCGGAACCACACGTTATTACCAATGTATCCTCGCCTTTAAACTTAAGCTTCCTCTTTAGGTTTGGAAAGTTTGCATCGTACTCTTCGTGAGACTTCTTAGCCTTAATGGTGATATCTGCGTCCTTAGCTGTATCGATACCGTATGTCGTATACTGCGGGAATTTTGCAAACGCACTTGCGATGTTGCACCCTGCTTTTCCTAGACCCACTACAATCACTTTTCAATCACCCAACTAAGCACAGTACCGTCGTTAAATCCCCCCTTAGTGATGCGTTTGGCTGTGCTGTTCGCCATAATCTGGGAATCTCTAATCTCATAAAGATCACAGAGGAAGTGAAAGATCTCCATGACATCGCCGGCCTCTTCGGGACATGGATCTTTGAGGAACTCCTCAATCTCTTCTCGAAGCTTCTTGCTGGCATAGTTTTTCAATATATCACCATCTACCGTGTGACATATGCAGTTCTTCCCAGATTCTTCAATAATCTGTGGGATCTTGTCTCTCACCAGTTTATTATAAAATTTCTTCATAGCTTCAATTCTTTCATCTGTCCGAGGTTGCGGCCGGCAGAGACGTTAACCTTGAACGCATCATAGCGCGTATTCCTGAAGGTGTCAAGCACATTCAGTAAATCATAACGATCCTCTTCAGCGAGGTCAATATATACAGCGTCGTGAATAAGAAATGCGATGTTGCTCTTTCTCCCCTTCAAAAGCTCGTAGACCTTGTAAGCCTGCTCGTGCACCATGTCAATTGTGGTGCTTTGAATGATGTAATTGAGCGAATGATGCTCGTCCACATTCTCCATTATTCTACCATAATCTGTCTTAATTTTGAAGCCATCCCAGTACTTATTTCGCACAAAATCCTTGCTATACAATCGCTCTAAGTCCTTATTTTCATTACTAGAATAGAGCCATGCAAAAGTCTTTACCTTGGCCTCATCACGAGTTAGCGAGTCACCAAAAACGTTCTTCACATTCCAGTCATGAATGTCGTTTTGGGGCTGCTCTTGCTCCGAAAGTGCCAAAAGTACTCGAAGCTCTGCGGCATTGAAATCAAGCTCTACAAGCCAATCATTGTTGGGTTTTACGCAGGAGCGAAACTCTTTGCCCATCGTCAAAATTGGGAAACTGTTGGGATTTGTTGATAGGCGCCCAGTCACCGTCCCCCAGGGGTTATAGTCACACACATGGCGCACACTCTTGAGGGTGCGATGAAAGTTTTGGCCCTTAACTGACCCGAGCAAATGCTTAATCGGATTAATGTCGATGTTTAGTGGTTGCGATGCGATCTTACTTGTCATCACAATCACTTCATACATGCGCTCATAGTTTTCTGGTCGAGGGAAATTCTCTAGCACATGTGCCGTGATCTTGTTTTTGGTGTCGAGATACTGATACAGGAAGTACTCCGGGACCAGATCATAAAAGCAGTTTTCCTCCATCGAGAGGCGCGAAGTGTTGAAGGCCTTGAGAGACGCTCTGAGCGTCTTTTTTATCTTTTCCCAGTCCTCCTTCGTATCTTCCGGACAAACGTCTGTAAGAGTCGCTCCTTGGCTGTAAATGCGTGCCAGCTCGTACTGGTCACCCCGTAGGTGCGGCGAGTAGTCCCAGGTGCTCCCCTCAGGCGGCAATTGGTGTTCTGGATATATCATCTTGTTGGCGTAGTAGCCGACACAATCCGCCTTAGCGTCTAGAACTTGAAAAAGCAACGATCCTCCTAGTAGGTTCTTTGAACGATCGAACCAACAGTAGTCAGTTTACCAGTTGCCGCAGTGTTGTCAAGGAGATTTCGTAAAATATCTCTGTTAAGGAAAATGTAGTCCACCTCATAGATGTAGTCTCGATACACTTGATTGATGTATTCGGCCACATTTTGGAGGCGACTGATGGACTTATCGGGCTGTAGATGATAGATATTGCCCAGCTCTGCTTTCAGCTTTGTACCAACACGGACTGAGTTCTGACTCTCAATGCCGCGCAAGGCGAGATAAAAGTCACTACTCACCTTTTCTGTTAAAGTTGCAGCTACCGAAGCCCGAGTATTAGGAACACGCTCCAAGTTTTCAATACTGTAAGAGCCACAGTTTGGCAACTCAATTCTTACCTGATACAGGGGTTGGCGCTCGACCATAGTGTTATAAGAATTGATCATGAAGTTACGAAGATCTTGGATATCGGTGAGATATGTTTTCTTAAAGTATGCCTCAAAAAAGTTGTTCTTGCCTATGATGTCCCCATCATCATTAGCGTAACGTGACAGATACTGCAGGCACGGGTCAGAGAACAGGTCGGCGGTTAGTATCCACGGAATGTTTTTGTTCACAGTAAAGCCAAACTTCTTGGCAGCACGAACATAGAAATTAAAGTTAGGATCGCTGATGAAGTTATCGTACTTATAGGCATCGTCCCCCGGAGGACCCTGATCGATAGCAATCGCGAGGCCCGAGTTCATAACACTCATAATGTTGGTAAGCATATAGTTGCTCTTAGTGATGGGAATATAGGGGGCGACGGTTTGCAAATACTGTCCGTAATGCTCGATGAAAGTAGCAAAATTGGTAATCTTATTGCTTTGATCCGGAAGCAGCTTGGAAAGAAACGCCTCAAACACATTGTCCAAATGAGCCCCATAAAGCGCTGTAGGATCATGATAGGCACGATAGGCCTTCATGTCAAAAATCTTATCGTTCCCATCCGCGCGGAGGATGCCTAAGATTCTTGCGCTTCGCATGTGAGCAACGAAATCTTCAAAAGCTTCGACTACAAAATTGAGAGCAAACAGGTTATTTCGCGCCGTGCTTGCAATTGGCAGCAGACTCTGCGCGTCCGGAATAATCGAGTTCTGCTGCTGATCCACTCGGCCATAATACAGCTTATCATACCAGGTGTCAAGGGGTGCAAAAAGATGGCTGGGGTATACCTGCTCTTTATAAAGCAGGCGCTGGTAATACATGGCTAACGGATCTAGATCGTTGGCACCCGCAGGATTGAGTCTATCATAAAGCTGGTAATTGAAAGAGGGGGCGATTGAAAGTTGTCTGAATATCCTTGGCATTATTAGTAACCTCCTGAGGTCAGGTCATCGTCTTCTATCACGATGCCACTTCCCTGGAATGGTCCGTAGATCACTATTGAACCCGAACCATCGCCATCGTCTTCTATCACGATGTCTCCGCCCTGGGAGAAGTCTAGTGGTGCTGACACCGGGACCGGGAATGGGACCCCTCTCCAGCTGCTGTCCGGATGCTCTTCTTCTACCACTCTGAAATCGGGATCCGGGTCGGTGGTTGTCGAAGGAATCGGACGGTGTGGTGGAGGCGAGGCACCAGGCCTGGCTGGTCTGGACGTCGGTCCCCTATCTGTGCTCCACCAATTCTCGGGTTCCTGTTCGGGCTGCAGATCATCGTAACTTAAGGGGCGCAACAGCTCAGCCTGATCGAAGCGAATACCTTGGTGTAAGGCGCGCACACTTGTTTCAAAAGAGTTGGGGGTGAGAACAGAACCTACCGAGGTTATCATATAATAACCATGAATACCTAATAAGTCTAACTCTCTCTCACTGGCGTCAAAGAGCAGGGGACTTATATAGGTGTAGGCTCCGTTAACATAGAGGTTGTTACCGACCAATTCCAAATTGGCAGAATAAAGTTCGCGCAACTGTTCGGCACCGAGTTCCCCATTTTTCTGAATCTTTACCTCGCGCAGTAATGGCTGGTCCTCACGTTGGAAATTAATACTTTTAACCAGGCCACAGGCTGAACCCACATAATGATGGTATATGCCCCGAGCTACATCTTGGGAATACTTGCCAGTAAGATTCTTTGGTCGCGAGTCGGTGGACACCATTATAAGACCGAGGCGTGTATTGGCCGCCTCTTCGCAAGTTACCTCTTGGCGTGCGGCAGCTATAGTATTTGAGTTTACCAACTCACCAGGAGCAAAAGCACGACTTAAAGTGAGAGGCAGAGCATCAAACCGCTGGGAGAAGTTTAGTTTGGGACCAAAACAATCAGACTTGAGTGCATCCGTAACAAGACTGGCGCTTATGTCTTTAATAAAATCTAGAAGGAAATACTTATCAATATCCTTCTTCACTACATTTTCTTTAAACCATACCTGAAATGCGTCTAAGGATAGGGGAATATCTCCTATGTTCATTAGTTGGGTGATATTATTAATATCTGTAAACGTTGTGGGTTCGAGTCGTGTTAGTGCGTTGAGAAAGCGCATGTCTCTTAGCTGACCACAGGCCATGATCTCATCAAGGTTCTTTATTTGGAGAGCTGTAAGTGGATCGATCATCTCCACTTCTGAGAGGAACATGTTAAAATCGATTTTTTCACCATCATTATTTTCCTCAATCTGTGCTAAGACACTGTCAATCAAGTCTCCCAAATAAATATAAGGTATAAATACAATGTCAGGAGGGTCAGTGTCAATACACCTGAATCTCTCATCCAGCTGGGCCTGGGCTGCGTCGGCGGCTTCGTCTGGTGTCGTGTCGCCAGTGGCGGCTGCTGCAGCAACATGGTCTAAAACTTCTGTCTGAATAGCTTGGTTGCCGCGTAACACCGTCAGAGATTTGCTTTTTCGACGTTTTGCGCGGGCCGCTCTCTCTCGCGGATCCAAGTCCGCATAAGGTGTCAGGAGAAGTTCTTTAGCCTCGACGGCCAGTTGGTAAACCTTATCGTCTGCATATAAGTTCCTAAGAAATCTCTTATAGCGTATAAGCCTATCCTGACCTTCAAGTTGGATAATCCTTTCTAAGGTCTCTTTTAGTTCCTTTTTCTGGTCCTCAGTGAGTCTTTCTTTCTCCTCTAATTCCTCAACACGAGCTTCTAGTGTTTCAATTTCAGCTGCGTTTTCTGAGGTGATGGTGCTGCTCAAGATATCCGAAGCGGGTGCACGAAGAAGTCCCGAAAGACTGGCCTGGTAGTCGATAGACAGTTCAACACTGCCGTTCTCGGCAAAATTCAAATCATGGCGCGTTTGCTGAAGAAAGAAGGAGGTGCGCGACTCATCGAGCGCCAGCTTTAGTTTGTCGATATCTCCCTTATAGTGAGGGAGAAGGGTTGTAAAATTGTCCGGGGTCGACCAGCCAGCGCACACTTTAATGCGAAAATCTACACCATCGTACTTTCTATGAAGCTGATTTCCAACCGTGCACACATTATTTGGAGTTTCAAGTTCTCTTTCGTCATCGCGGAACCTGGCTGCTCCGCGGGAGTTGATGATGAGGTCTAAAAAGTTGGGAGTTGGCTGACCCGCGGCTCGCGCTTCTCTGAAAAAATCATTAACGGTTTGAAAATAAATAACAAGATTTGCTGATATGTTGTTGTCTACTTCTGCTGGCTGGACGCCATCCAGGGACCAACTAAACGATTTCACACCTACACCGGGGGCGCGACCTAAGCGGCCTGCTGTTATGTTCTGAACATCTGTCTTACTAAGGAAGTTGGGGATGTCAATGTCTTTTTGACTTCCGGGAATAAGCTTACCTTTTTCATCATATTCAACGCGTGAAATTCTTAGATATGGAGTCAATAGACTATAAACATCTGGGCATATATTCAGGAAGGGATCAACATTCTTTTTATAGTTGATCGTGTTCATAACAGTCGCTGGTTGTGAATTGGTGTCTACGGGCACAATGTGTTTGTAATTTGGATTATGAGTTGCTGAGAGGCTTGCAACATTTTCTAATAAAACACACTGGAAATCCGTTGGGGTGATATTAAGCTGAGTGGGCGTTTCGCGGCGAACCAGGGAAGGTGAGTCGGGGTCACGCTCGGCGCGTGCGGCCTCTTGTTCGAGAATATCTGCCCACACTTCTTTGGCGACCTTATCCGCAACTCGCTTCAATGCGTCAGGGTGATTGCGAGCAATGCGTTCGACAAACTCCTCAAAGAGGAAACTCATTTGGCTGCTATTGAAGGGGGTCTCAAGCTTCATAAACAAAACGTTATCGTCCTTGAAGTCTTCATTCAGGTTATCAAACCCTAAAGATGGGATATTCTTTAAGAACGCATACGATTGTATTTCTGGTAGATTTTCAAAACTGCTGGTAAAGCCCGGCACTGGTTTTAACGGGTACTTGGTCGTGCTGCTGAAGAATCCTATGACCTCCTGGGGGGCCGGCTTAGCTATCGCTATCCAAGCATCAGCTCGGGTGATCGAGGGCCGGCCGGGGACGATGACGGTATCCTCAGTTATTACCATTTCACTGTAGTTAGGGCCTCGCGATCCGAAGGCGTCGGTACCGAAAAGCTGGCGATCGCGACCATAACCAAATTGTCGTATTTCGGCAAGCAGTGTAGAATAAACACCGAATTCATCGGATGTAATTGCTGCAGATTCGGGTGGTGGGGGACCCTGGGCACCTTGTTCCCTTAGGGGTAGGATAAGGTCTATCTCGGGGTAGTCCGACAGGAGGTATATCCGTTCGTATTCCTCTCTTTGAAGACGCGCGAGGGTTGGGACCTGGCCGAAGGCTCCGCGAGCTTCACTAAGCTCGATTGATCGATCTAGAAATTTCTTCTTGGATTCAATGCCGTAGCCCCCGTACAGAGTCTCGACTGCACGCTCTACGACGTCTAGGCCGGCAGGCTCTAGAAACAGCACATCTCCGTCACTCCCCGAATAGGGGCCGAACGGAGCTTCGTTTAGTTTCTCAGGGTTTTCTGTGAGCCATGTTGTTAAAAAGGCTTCAGCTGCTAGGTCTACAGTTGGAGTGGATTCCCGGGGTGGGTCCCCATTAACATACGCGTGCGCCTCATCTCGGCCCTTGTCGATGATCGGAGTAGTAGTCATCGTCTTACCCCTCTCTATACATTCTCAAAACAGCTTCCAGTGGCGTGGGGATATAGATGATATCTCCGATGGAGATGTCCGCTTCAGTGGGCTTCTGGTTAAAGAGAGCAATGACCCACCAATACTGTGCGGAGCCATAGTATTCAATAGCCAGCTTGTAGTATCGGTCTCCAACCTTCCAAATATGGCGCGACCGAGTAATGTCGGCCATCTGTTCGACCGTAGGATACTTCAAGGTGGGGGATGCGTATTGGCGAATAGACTTAACGTTTCTTCCCTCTAGAAGCTTTTTGTAGTAGGAACTCTTGTTAAGAAGAATGCGTCGGTAATCGTTACGTGTTGGCATACGTTATGAACCTCCCTGCAAGATACTTGCTTGGGCGACCTGGATGAACTCAGCAGGCTCCCCGGGTGTTGGGGTGGTCACCGAACCTGTAGCACTGGTGGTAACTGTGAAGTTCTCTTCCTTCCTGTATGTGACCATGTGAGCATTGGGAAACTTACCGTTTACATCATCGCTGCCGAAAACATAATCGCCGGCGGCATTCACGTACCAGCCAGTAAGGTGTGTGTGAAGCACTGTGTAGGTTAAAGAGATATTAAGAGTTTTGGGGATATAACTCTGTTCTGTGGTGGTGTCCCGCTGGAAGTCTTGACTTAGAGTTGCCCCGGAGTTACCGAAGGCCTGTTGGGTCGCCAGGTAGGCATCAGGGTCGGGATTGAAGCTGAACCCAAGGCCGTCTTGATCGCGAATCTCGCTGGTCGACTGGGTCGTAGAGCGGCGGGAGCCGGCCAAAAAGCCGCCCTGATTAACGTCAGGCGCATATGTCGCGCCCTCTAAATAGCCAATCAGTGGCGTGCCGTCTGAGGCCTGAGATGCCAGATTGGTCCATTGCAGACCAATAAGGGGTGCTGCCTTAAGAACGTTTTGTTGTGTGCGCTTTCCGGTTTCGTACACAGGATAGAGAAACTCAATAAGGCGATTAACTTGAAGTAGGTTTTCTATGGCCTCGACCCTATCGGCTGCAATAACATCAAAGCCCATAGTGATGGTACGAACAGTATTATCAAATGTAGCTAGCTGGTCCATGCGACCGTAAACATTTTGCCTGTTCCAGTTAGAAACAAACTGATCTTGGAATTCAGTGACCCACCCATTAAAACGAACAAAATTCTCTTTACCCGCTGGAGAAGTAGGAAGATGTATAATCTTCACTTTGAAGAATTGAGATTTGGTTAACGCTGGGGTTTGAATATATGCCATGTTTTTCTACCTATTTGTATACAACAGTCCCATCTCATCTATTGCTTTAACTACAATATCTTTAACCTGCTTGTCTCCAACGTAGACGTTAAATCCTGGAGTGCCTGCACCTCTACCATTTAGGTTCTTATTCAGTTTTTTCAACTCTTCGAGTTGTTCTTTTTGCTCTGTACCCAGAATTTTCTGCAGGGGGCCGCCACCTTTAAAGTGCATGCTCACATCGCGAGGGTGCAATGCGTAGGCTTTGCCCTTTGCATCCCTAACCAGGTCGTTTACCTTTTCAGGATCGTCAGCCATAAGGCCAACGCCTGTGCCGACTGCGAGGCCTCCGGCCCCAACAGCAAATTTCTTTTTAGCGGTGACGTCCCCCGAGAAGCGGCTCGCGCGCTTCGCCATACGGCCTGCTCGGGTGGCGACGGCCAGGCTTCGGCCCGCCATCAGGGCACGTGCACCAACAAGCGCTCCTGTTCCGGCGGCGCCGAGACCCAAAACAGGGCCAGCAAACAACGCGGCAACCGCTGCAAGAGGCACAGCTACTTTGGCTACTTTTGAAAAGCCGTCCTCCGCCTTGCCAAGGGACTCAGCCATGTCGCCCAGACCCTCAACCGCGGGAATAAGGACGTTATCAAAAAATGGCTCAGCAGACACAATGAATGACATGAATGCTTTCTGTATTTTCTCGACAATAGGCATTGTTTCTGCAGCAAGTTTCTTGAAGTCGTCAAGGTTTCGTTTCTCCAGTTTAAGCTTGGCTTGGGACTTGCCCAGTAATTCTGCCGCCTCTTTGCCGCTTATCCCCAGCGCGCTGGCGATGGCCATAAGCTCTTGTCCGGATGCCTTTGCTATATCGACTCCGCCGCGAGCAAAAGCCTCTCGCATCATCTCAATACCTGCGATTGGGTCCTCATAAGCTGCATTCAACATATCGATAGAATTAAGATATGGGCCGCCCAAAATAGCGTTAAGACGTCCAACTGCTCGGCCGGCATCATCAAAAGTCTCAAACTGGCCAGTGACCTTAATCAAGGTGGACATATCAGTACCTAGGGCCTTAGCGGTTACCCTCATCTCGTCGAATACGTTGACACCGTTACGACCAAAGCGTACTAAAAATTCCGAACTTGCATTAAACTCAGATGCTAATTTATTAATATCTTCTTTCAAATCTATGGCTGTGGAAGCCATGCTTAGCATCGCGTCGGACGCTTCGTCTGTGGACATGTGCATGCCCTGGGTTGCTGTTTGCATGATTTCGGCCTGATTACTGAAGGACATCCCCACAGCGTCCAAAATAACCGAGGTGTCAGTTAATACTCCTTGTTCTGTCTCGTTTAAATACGCAAAGTCGGTGAACTCATTACGAAGCGCAGATACCGATCGTACGACCTCGTCAAAGGTAATACCTGCTTGAAGGTTATTCAACGCAGTAGACTGGATGATTTTGTTGTACTCTTTTGTGGCACCACTCTGACGACGGAAATTCTGAATGGCCGTGTCTTGCTGCAGCGTGAACTGGAGCAGGACGTCCAGGTACTTGGTACCGGCTGCAGCTATGAGCCGCATATTGGCATCACCATCCGCTACCGCGCTGGCGAAGTCTTGCATGCTGGTTTCGGAGTTATTCAGTCGACCAATAAAGTCTCCGAGCTGAGTGTTGGTTCCTAGAAAACTGCCTGCTAAGCTATCTACAAGCTCGCGACTCTGCTTCAAAGTCTCAAGCTGCTTCTTCAGTGCCTGCGAGACGCCCTCATGCGCATTAGCTAGGTCAATGACTTTCTGCTGAAGGTCGGCTACCACTTCAGCCTGGGCTCGATAGGCCTCGGTGCCTTCTTTCTCGGCCTTTAATTTATCTCTTTCGAGCTGAAGCTGTCTTCTCGTTCTTTGTTCATTTAGCTTGTCTAGTTCTAATTGTCTTAGTTGTCGTTCTAGATCTTCTTTCGTAGCCATTTAAAACCCCTCTAGTTTTTGAATGGCCACCTTAAGCCTGTTTCAAGCTCAAATTTCTTAACGGCCCGGTTGAGGCTGTACTTTGAGTTCATTGTTTTAGGATCATTAAGTCCATTTTTAAGATAAGAGTCCATATAACGCTTCTCGCTGTGTAGAGCGTTTGTGAAAGCGTCAATCTGGGATGTTGTTCCTCTAATGTTGAGAGGCACATCGTATCCCATCGCGTAAAGATCCAACATCATGTTGCGTGCCTGGATGGCAAACTTTGTGTATAGCGCCTCGTTTAAAGGCTTGTCGAGATTGTTAAGATCTATAACTGGTTTTACTACATCACTCATGAAAAGACTGTCCCTGTTAAATATAAATAGTTTCAAATAAGAAAGTACTTACTTCTTTGTTCTGGCTTGTTCATTTCGTTCCTTCTGGTCGCGGAATTCTTGCGTCAATCTCTCAAGAAACCATCGCCGCAAAGCAATAGGCAGGTTATACAGTTCTGTAAATGACCACCCTCCGTGGTGCTTCAACAGGAAAAACTCTTCATAAACTGCTTCTTGGTATTTAGGCGTCAGGCCAAAAAAACGCTGCCGTCATGGGCATGCCTACCTTTCCTTCTTCGCCACACTTGATACAAGTAAAGTCAAAACGAAGGTCGAGGTCGGGCTTGATCTCCTCATAAGTATTTCGGAGGTGCTTAACGTCCGGGAGAGGCATAGACTCAATAAACTGACTCAATACAGGTGGGTCCTTGTGCTCATTAGCCTGCACCACTACAGCCTTAAGCAGCCCGGTGACCGGGTTGGAGACTCCCTTGTTGCCGTCACCCACCAACATGGCCACTGTCCGCTTCTCGTCTCTTGATGTCAAGAGGCGGACATAAATGCGTACCTTGCTAACCGGCAATTCAAAAGAAAAGATGCCGGCGCCCTCATCAGTCACACTATCTGGCAAATCCAAAGTGCGCGGCTCAAGTTCTGTTAAATCAAAATCATATGGCGCTTCATGACCACAAGCAGTACAGGGAGTATTCACCGTATAGAAGGGGCCAAAGCCAGTAATTCTAGCAGCAATAAGCAGAGCATTCTTGTCGCCTATAAGTAGGTCCCCAACTTTGATGGCCGGGTCGACAATGACAGCGCTTAGAAGCCTGTCGATCGCTAGCTCATTCTTTAGTAGAGCTTCGGAGGTAAGGATGTCTTCCTCTTTGGCCGTCATGTGTTTGATTTCGACCACAGTCTCACCCCGGAGAGGGTGGCCCTCAGGGTAGTATAGGCCCTTGCTGGGCAGCTCTACAAACTCTGTGGGATTAACGAATGCAAAGAGATCGGATGTATCGACAGTGGGGGGAGTTGGCGCGTCGGGGTGCGGTGCGCCAAGCCGCTCTGAGTTGTTTCTTCGTGACAAAAGTTACCTTCTTTCTAGGCTCCTGCAGCAGCGGCTACAGCTGGCCCAACAGCATAGTCAGCCCAATCATAGCGGAATTCCATGTCAATGTTAAGGATATCTTCGGCGCCATAGTCCAAATCACCAAAGGTTGCGCTGATGATAAAGGCGTTGTTGAGGGTCCATGTACCAACAAGACCACCCTGACCATTCAGCTCCTCAATAATAACATTACCAAGGGCATCAAGAGCACCAGCCTTGTTCACGGTTCCTGGAGCCTGGGCTGCGTTAAAGAAGACATCTTCCTGAACGTCAGGCTTAAGGTAACCGGAGCGGGTCAGCGCATCATAAAGAATCTTGTTACCATCTGGGTTAATAGCATTAACGATGGTGGCACTAATAGTGTTCCACTCAACGTTGCCTGGGTAGTAGTAGGTGTTACCGAGGAACTTATGTTCGGTTACTCCTACACTGTACGATGGCTTGGAGACACTCCTAGCAAGGTACTGCTGATAGGCATACTCGGCATCCTCCGAGATTAGATTTGGAAGAGTAAGCAAAAATCTATGCTGTCTTCTAGGTTCTGATAAAGCGCTTGTCCAAAATGGCATTCTGTGTGTCTCCTAAGTTCTTACTCTTAATTAGTGCGTCTATTTAAAACGGACTTCTTAATCGTCAAATGATGCTCCCGTGCGTGTGATGTTGAAGTCAATCGCAATGTACTCGATGGCACGTGCTGGCTTCAGGAAGATCTGAGCATACAGAATGTTACGATCCACCAAATCTGGTGTTGTTGTTGTGCTGTCAAGGACAACTCTGTAGTCAGTCAGTCCGAAGTTGGTCTTTACGTTTGCAAGGAATGGGTTAACCTGCGCTGTAAAGCGGAGCCATGTCTGCTGTACGTTTGGATCGAAGAGCAGTGTCGAAGCAATCTGCGAGATGCGCTTCTTCACAAAGATCATCAGGCGACGTACGTTAATGCGGTCAAGAGCCGATGGTGTCACCTGAAGTGTCTTCTGGCCGAAGATAACAATACCCTCTGCTGGGAACTTAGCAATTGGGTTAATGTTAGCTGTGTAGAGGTCGTCACGATCCTTGCGGCGCAGCTGGTGTGCTACGTCGATCACTGGGATACCGGCGGAACCCTCTGTCAGTCCACCGCGGTTGAAGCCGGCTGGGGCAAACCAAACCTGCGTCTTGCGCTGGGAGCTAGAGAACGTACCGATGGCTGGGACGGATGGCGGAAGCCATACGAAGGCACCATTGATGGGATCGCGAGCGCGGACCCATGGGTAGTAGGTGCAACCGTAAGAGGTGTTAAGGCCTCGTGCTCTCAGTCCGTTAATAAGCCCACGAATAGTCGACGTTGTGTTCAGGCGGTCGAGAGACTTACCCTCCTCACGTGGCTGGAACGAGTTTGGCAGGTCAATGACTGCCAGGGCGTCGGCACGGTCTTCGCAGGTGCGAATGAGGTGAGTGGTAAGACCATCCTGTGTGAGGCCTGGTACTGCAGCGAGGTTCATCTCAACTACCTCTGGGTCTGCCACCGAATCGATGGAGCGTCGAATAGAGTTAAAGACGTAGTTGGTGCTGTCAGTTGGAGTGTCTGCCAGGTTACGGTTAGCAAATGGGTCAAGCTCGGTGATGTTGACACCATCAAAGCCGCCATACATTGGAACCGTGAAGCGGTCGTAGCCCTGGTCGAGGACACCACTGACGGCGCCACTATTAGCGGTAAGCGACGTACCCGCAGCATAAGAGCCGGACTTCCAAACGCCGGAGCCCGAAACATCATCAAGGCTAAAGCGCATGGAGCGCTCTACGTTGTTACCGCTGGACGATACAAACATGTCCGCAACGATACCGCCGCGAGGACGCAGAAGGTCGATGGTCGAGCGGTCAAACACTGTGCTACCTGCGGTCTTAGCTGTCTGGAAGCCGAAGTATGCGTCGGTTGGGTTCGAGAGGTTACCATCGGATGCCGATACTCGAAGCTCTGGCGCTGGGTATGCAACCGAGCAGCTCACAGCATCGACCAAGGTTCTGAAGACACCACCCTTCTTTGCATTCAAGGGGCCGCTGGGCTGAAGTGTGTTCGATCCTGTAATCCAGTTGCCAGAGGAACCAGACGCGGGAACAAGTTCATCAGTGTACTTAAAGATGCCGCGGAAGCCGAATGGGAGAAGCGCTGGGTTAGAGAGTCCTGCATCAACCTCAGAGTTCATGGCGAGGCGTATGAACTGAGATACTGCGGGGTAGCTGCCCTTCTGCATGTAACGTCGGTCAGAGGCTTCCCACTCCTGATAGGAATCACCAATTCGACGAGCAACATAGTTTGGGGAGTCTGGGTTTAAGTTACAGTTGTTGAACTGCTCGATAACGCGAACGACGTTGTCGGAATCGCTGAGAGCGCGGAGGACAACCGAGAAGGTGCCATAGTCTGTGCTCTCGTTGGTGGAGCGCTGAATGTCTTCGATAGACACCTTAATGTTGCGGTTGGTCCAATCTCCAGGCTGTTCAAGGGCATGAATAGTGAAGAGGTCCTGTGCGCCTGCACCGAGATCGCAACTAATAATCGGAGGAGTCTGTGCTGATTGGAGTGCTGCCCTGAAGTAACTTCCGGATACTGCGCCCTGGCTGTAGAGCTTAACGATGGCAGCGAAGGTCTGAGTATTTGTGATGTTGGCCTTCAGGTGGCGATCAAAGGTTTCTCCCAGGAAGTAGTTAAGCGGTGCCGAGTCAACGCCGCTGTTGGTTCTTGCTGGGTTCGTATTGAAGACCTTTCGAATGTAGGACGAATCATTTTCGTTAAAGTTGAAAGTTGTTGTAAGGGTCTCTGAGCCCTTGTAGTTGTTAATAACCATTTTGAACTGGTACTGGGGGCCTTCGTCGCCGAAGATGATACCCATACCTTGCGATTGTGACAACGAGGCGACCAGGCTGGGCTCGTCTTTGGAGCCGCTGGCTATGTTACCGGTAAGCTCTATATTCGCAGTGCCATCCGCGTAGAAGATAGCAGCGAGAGCGCCCGGTACCGCCTGTCCATCGAGGTCACCAGAGCCACTTTGAAAGACCACCAGACCATATGCGTTGGTTGTATCCCAACCAGCTTTGCCAACGGTTGTTGCATCATCAGCTTCGGCGCCGAGGAGGCGAACGTATGTCAGAGGAGAGCTGTTGCGAAGGTATGCCTGGGCGGCGTACATACCATAAGTGGTAGCAGTTGTGTTCGCGCCCTGTCGCCACACATCCTCACCGGAAGCGCCAGGAGACGGCGTACCGAAAACACTTACGAATTCTTCAAAAGAACTAACCGTAACGGGTCTCAGGGCTGGGCCCTTTTCTGCACGACCAATGATTACTGGGCCGATTCCAGCTGGAGAAGCTGGTACCTGAGAGTTATCGATTTCGTTAACGAAAACACCAGGGGATACAAATCTGTAATTTTTAACTGACATTCGCTCTATTCTCCTCTGCGAGATTATTCAAAAGTAAATAGTGTTAAATAGTATGAATGGTACTATTCTCTGTAAAATCCATCTTTTATGTTCTCAGGGATTTCGCCAAAGATACTCTTCTCTCTACCTATCTTCACTTCGACAGCGTTTTCACGGCGGACTATCTTTGGTTTCTCCTGGTTTTCACCTTCGCCGATAAGATAGCCCAGTACCTCAATGCCGATAGTTGTTTCGTAGTTTCTCTGCTCCATTCCAAGCGAGGCTTTGTTGGAGTTGTTAGAGAAGCCTCCGTCGATAAAGACTTCATAATAATGCCCTTCGTTTTCAATCCGGCGAGGCATGCGGGAGTTGCCTGGAACGGTAAGGAAAGGTCGAATCAGTTCATTTAACTGCTGCTGATATTCAGTTCGCACAGTAATTTCATACTGCACTTTTACCCAGGTGGGTAGAGGTATGGTAATGGTTTCGTACACCGCCTTCGCAGGGGACATATTTCTCTTGTTGGTGTTGAGCATTTTACTAGCCACATTGCGGTCGGGACCATACTTTCGGTTTGCCGCTGCGTTCTGGAATTCTGCTGTCTTCTTCTGGTTGAGTTGACGGGCGACCGTGATAGTTCCGCCACGAGCATCGTCTACAGGATAGAGGTTGGCAAACACTGTACCACGGAAGTTAGGCTCCTTAGTAACCGAAGATCGGTTAACCGTAATGAGAGGCAGAATCAAAGTCTCCTCTTTATCTCTTAAGTCTTTGTTGTTCTTAATTTGATAGGCACGCTCGGCTGTCACCCAGAGAACGGGTACCTTCTTGAACCCCTCGTTCGTGACTGTCGAAAGGTTGAGGTCTTCGTCGATAAAGCGAAGCATCGCTCCGTCAATAGTTTCAAGCGACGAAGGCATGAACTCTATTTCTTGCAGCTTTTTAGCTACGTCTTTATCACCAACGTAGTTAAAGCGCTGCGAGCGCTTGTCCTCAATCTCCTTCTGTGATCTTTTGCTACGAGCCATCTAAGTTACCCCACAAAGATGCCGGTCGGTACATTCTGGAGAACCTTGGCAGCAGAGTCCTGCATAGAGGAATCGAGGGCTGCGAGCCTCTCGTATGTCATTTCATCTAGGAGCGTCTTCAGCTCGTCACGCAAGCTATCCTGCTCGGCTTTCGCCTGTGCCAACAAATCAGACGCATTAAGTGTCACGCTTTCCCCGGGAATGGGAACAGTTGCAAACTTGCCTCTAACTTGGCCTAGCATCTCTTTAGTCAGCGCCAGTGCAAAACGTCGGATCCACTGCTTGCCGATAGAATTAATATTCTCATATGGAATATTCTGGAATGGCAGGGTATTCATGTTGTTGATGCCCTTCGCGCCTGTATCCCCGCGTGGACTGTCATCCCACGGCTCATACTGATTCTCAATTGTGAACTGAATCCAGAACTTCTCTGGGCTTGTGCCCAAAGGCTGTGGAAAGATGCGCAACATATTGTCGTGGATCTCATAAGAATAATGAGACACACGAGTGTAGATAGCGTCTTCATACGCCATCGCCTGGAGCTTGTTCTGCCATGTTGGAACGATCTCAAAAGTAGAATCATCAGCATACTGGCCATATGTGCGGAGGTTGCCTACAACCGAGAAGCCGCCGTAGTAGCCATAGAATCTCCACATTGCGCGCGGGGTTTTGAAGAAAACCTTCCGCACGACAATACGCTTGTCCTTGACTTGACCATAGTATGGAGCATCAGTATCTGTAGCCGAGGATGCAGAGATCAGTGTCTGAAGATCGTAATCCTGTTGGCCCGTAATTCTATCAATGGAGCCTGAATAAATGGGCACCGTCCCTCCGAACCCCGCATCTGTGGCTAGACCTTCAGTGATCCGGCGTACATAGCCATAATCAAACTTAGGATAGCGTAGCTCAACGTTTGTTCCCGAAAGGGCACTGCCCTCGACAAACTGGCCGTCTTCATTAAAAGAGCCCGTTGTGGCCCCGAGGTAGTCAGAGAGCGAGTTGCGGCTCTGATGCAAATTGATGATATAGGAATATTCTAGAATGGCCTCTTCGTAAGCTGAGTATACATTTCCTTCTGCTAACTCAATGTCCAGGACGTCGCCGCCTAGTTTCTTATATGTAAAAGCAACCTGATCTGCTGCGCCCGAAAGGAAAGCAGCCGAGGAGTACACTCCAAAGGGAAGGGTTGCCATCACATTGGAAGGGCTGCCTGTTACTGGCAGAATATTGGCATTTGAGGTAGAAGCCGGGTAAAGTTTGGGTATCGCCATTTAGAGTTCCTCGATTAGTCTATTACTAAATAGAAAGCCCCGCCTCAAAAGAGGCGGGGCTTTGACTATTTTGACCTTAGGTCAGGCTATTAGCCCGAAACAAGATTCTTACAGACAACCAGTCCATACATATCTGGACGAACCATCTTCTTGGCGTAACGGGTCATGACACCCTTACGAGGTACGAAGTCCTCTACACCGAAGATAGTAGGTGTGGTCTGCAGCGGCACATAAGGTGCGTAGACATAGCCACTCTCAAGGAAGCTACTACCACGACGTCCTACGAGGAGGAGGTTACGTGGGAAGTATGGATCGACAATAACGTCGAACTTCTTGGAGAGCGAGCCAACCTTAACGGCACCAGCATCGCCACGATCGCTATCAGCAGTCACGTTAGCGCGGAAGCCAGCTGTGAACTCAAGGATGTTAGCAACTTCTGGTCCGCAGACGACGAAGTTAGCAGCACCACGGAGAGTCTTACGGTGGATCTGAGCCGAAACATCATTGATTGTCTCAATGAGAGTCTCATACCACTCGCTGACGTTACCGGTGAACTCACCTACGGTAAGAATCTCACCAGTCTCGCGGTTCAGGAACTGACCTGGGCTACGCGACCAGTAACGTGTACCAGCCTTGGCGCCTCGGACGAGGTCCTCAAGGATCTCACTGTCGATCTCAAGGGCAACCTGCTCAGAAAGGATCTGAGTAAGCTCAACCTCTGCATCCAGGTTGTGGTATGCGTTGAGGTCCTGACCAAGCTCTGGGGTCCACTTGGCCTTGAGCTTCTTGGTAACAGCTGTAACTGCTACCGAGTCAACCTTGATGTCGATCTCTGGGATCTTGGCCTCATTCTCCAGACCCCAATCTGTGGTACCCTCGACCGAACCAATAGCACCGCCGGCCTGGAAGTTGTCTTTCATGGCGAAGGTGAAGGTAAGCGAAGCGTCGAGCGAAGTCGAAAGCTGGGTTGGGGTTCGCGAACCGTCTGGGCTGATGACGGTAACAAGAAGTGTGTCATCGTCATTGGCAACAATATCATCAAAACGAGTCAAGCGACGAATTAGGGTAGCATTAGCTGGGGCCGCTGTAATGGTGATGAAGTCATCCGGGTTGAGATCTGAACCTGCAGCCGTAACAACAGCAGCCTTGCTCATAGTACCGACACAGAAAGTTGCACCCGAAAGGATGTCTGCGTCGAAGTCAAGCAGTCGGTCGACCCGATAGGCAGTGTTAACATTAGCCTGGTTGGCGTTCTCGAAATCGATAGTGCCGTCGCCACGGACGGTACCAGAGGCAACGCACTGCGGGTTAATAGCCACCGAGCCAGTTGGGGACGAGTAGCCGTTGTTGAGGGCGTAAGGGCCGGCCTCAGCAAAGGTACCAGTCAGCAGAACACCACCGGTGATCTGGCTAGCAACACGGCCGCCACCATAGAGGGACGAAAGTGTGCGGTAACCGAGACGAGGATCGTCAGCTTCCTCGCCTGCACCAATTGTGTCAGAAACCTGGAAGTCCAGGAAGAAGATGAGACCCGATGGGAGACTCATTGGCTGAACGCTCACAAGATCCTGAGCGATCAGGGCGCCGAATACTCGGCGTACAAGTGGGAATGCAACAGCTGCAAAACCCTGTACGTCACCAGCAGCCATGCTACTGGCCTCACGGAGAAGCTCCTTTGCCTGGTTCTCAAGCAACTGAGCCATACCGTTCCGCCTGGTATCATCTGTAATACCCTCAAGAAGACCTGTCTGCTCCCACTTCGAAATGAGTGCAGCGCCCTCTGCCGAGAGATCACGATTAATAATACCTTCGGTTAATTTTTCTACAATAGACATTATATAACCTCCTAGTATGTTATTGTTATTTATTCAAACCTGCTAAACGCAGCATACGATCCATTTTTGAATCGCGTGGTGCCGTGTTGTTTTTCTTAGAATTGATCAAAAGCGATGATGGTCTCTGAACCGCTTCACGAAGTGTTTGTGGTCGTGTTCTCTGATCAGGAGTGGACCCCACTGCGTTTTGAATCGTTTCAAAAATCATGCTGGCTTCTTCAACAGAATTGGCGGTTTGAACAGCCTCGACAATTTGATTCTTTTGTCGCTCATTCAAGGAGGCGCTGCTCAAAGCCTTGTTTTGATAAACAAGCTTGGCGTTCGCCAAGTTCAACTGTGTCAGCTGGGACTTGGCTTCCATGATGAGAGCACGAAGCTCTCGGTTGGATTCTGTAATATCGGAAATCTTGGCCTCATAAAGCTCGGCGTCGGATACAACGTCGGGGGCCGTGGCGACTTCCTCTTCAATTTCTTCTTCTTCCAGGTGTGCGGCCTGGGCGGCGGCCATTGCATCGTTGTTGGCCTGCTCAATGCTGTTGTTGGCAGAGTTAACTGAGGCCCATCCCTGTGGGCGCGGAACCATATCAACTACAAGCTCTTCAACTAGCTCTGCGAGCATCTCTTCGGTAAATGCAATGTCTTCGTCTTCGTCAAGTGGCATACCCGCTGTACCGCCACCAGATGCTGCAACTGCTGCAGCCTCTTCGGCGTCGTCTTCGTCCTGGGTCATATAGTCGGAGCCGGCGGCTTCATCCACTATCTCTTCTGCGAGTTCTGTGGCGTCGATCAGATCATCACTCTCGACAATCTCATCCTCTTCAGCGATGCGCTGCTTGAGGGCGTCAAAGTCAATCTCTACAATTTCACCTTGCTCAGGTGCATCGAGTTCTTCGTTCTGAAATGCAAATGGTACGTCGTCGACAAATTCCATGAGGTCTTCATCGCCTTCCTCGACGGGAGTTACGTCTTCCTCCTGCTCCAAAAGGGTCGCTAGAGCGCCCTTTACTTCAGTTGAATACTTCTCTAATACGGCATTTTCTGCGTTTTTCAGGGCTGCCTCTTTGAGGGCCTTAGCATCAACGATGGCTTCTTCTAATAAGGATGACATAGAATTAACTCCAAACTCTTACACGTGTGTCAAAAATAAATAGTATTAAAAATACTCAAATGACTAATGGATGTCATTTCTTCAACTATTGCTATATGGGTGAAAACCCACCACATAATTGAAAAGGGAGCCCCCCTTGCAGAGGGCCCCCTAAACAATAGCGGGATAAACCAGCTAGTCTTAGACTAGCGGATGACCCATGCGTCAGAACCAACGTAAACGAGATCAAGCGCGCCGCGGTCGGACTCGATGACAACCGAAGCTGCACCATCAATAGTCTCCGACGCTGGGACGGCGATAGTCAGGTTATAGGTTGCTGCATTCGCAGGCGCCTTAACCGAAACAACATCACCAGCATCCGGAGAGGCTGGGAGTGTCCATGTTCGGGCAGCACTGAAGTTAGCACTCGAGAAGTTCATACCCTCAGCCAAAGTACCGGCGGAATCGCCGATGTTCTGTGGAGTTGGGGATGCATCCGATACAAGCTTACCAGAGCTAACACTAATACCTGCGCCAGCAATGCTGGTGAGGAAGTTAGCCATGGTGACCTTCTTCGAAGAGTCATCAGAAGCGTCAACAAACACAAGCTGATCAGCAGCTACGACACCTGCACTACCAAGAGCACTCAATTCGTTGAGGTCAAGCTTGAGAGCGCCGGCAGCAGCAGCAAGGCCAACACCAGCAATTTTGCCAGCATAATTGGCAAGACTCATGTTCTTGATAGCACCAGTACCACTATCATTCGCAATCATCAAGTCTGCGGTTACGTCAATATCGCCATCGGCAATTGTTCCGAGGCTAGCGGCTGTAAGGCCGGCACCAAGGGTCATTGCACCACGGACGAAACCAGTCGAAGCGGCCGAAAAGGCGCCCGAACCCGAAAGGGTGGTGAACTTACCAGCAGCCTGCGAAGAGGCACCAACGGTTGTACCGTCGATGGCACCACTATCAATGTTAACATTGGTGATGGCCTGGCTGTTTGCATCAAGAGCTGCACCAAGCTGGTCAGCCTGGAGGCTATCGATGTAAGCAACGCCGTCAAGGTAAAGATCCTTGAACTGCTTGGCAGAAGAACCAAGATCCGATGCATCGTCCACGTATGGCAGCACGTTGCCGTCGAGGGTAATGTTGCCAGCGCTCTCGAAGCTAGAACCAGAGACCACACCATCGTGACCGAGGTAAGCAAGAAGAGCGTCTTCAGCTGCGTTGAGAACTACGATCGAACCTGTCTTTGCCATGATCGATGCGAAGTTGTTACCAGCTGGGCCCTTAGACCGAACCTGGAAGAACTTACCGCCGCCCATGCCATCATCGTTATAACCGAAGTCAGCAGAGTCCTCAATCTCACCAGCGGTGCCAATGAATGGAACGCGCTCAGCGGTAAGATCGCTGACCTTAAGGGTAGACAAAGTTGCAGCTGCGGCACTGTTAGCACCGATAACCACACCATCCATCGCACCACTGTCAACATTGATGTTAGTGATAGCCTGGCTGTTCGCATCAAGTGCGGAACCGAGCTGATCAATGTGACCTACGTCAACGTGTACAGCAGACCACTGCAGTGCCGAAGTACCGAGTGCTCGTGCGCTATCACTGCTAGGTACGAGATCACTATCGAAACGACCTGTTGCAGTAATTGTATCACTGGTTGCATCACCGAGGTCTACGTCGCCACCGGCAACGAGAGTGGTAAATGTACCGGCTGCAGCGGTGTTAGCACCGATGACAGCGTTATCAATTGCACCACTGTCAATGTTAACATTGGTGATGGCCTGGCTGTTTGCATCAAGTGCAGCGCCGAGCTGATCAGCCTGAAGACTGTCAATGTACGCTACACCGTCAATGTAGAGATCCTTGAACTCCTTAGCGGAAGAACCGAGATCAATTTGGCCATCCTGGTTTGGTACAAGACTGTCGCCGAAGAAAGACTTTCCTGCAACCTCAAGCTTACCAGAACCGGAAATAGCTCCCACAAAAGTAGAAGTACCGGCAACGGCAAGGTTACCTGCAGCCTGAACGTGGGAAGAAGCCGAAAGGACACCGGCCGAAGCCTTGATGTCACCTTCCTGCTCCAGGGCGCCCGAAAGTACGGAGTCGCCGAGTTGGAATTTATATGCCATTTTTTAAATCCTCCTAAAGATTAAATGACGAAACGTATTGAAAAACATTAATATTTTGAGGGGTACCACAATCGGAGGAGAAATAGAACTAAAATTATACCCAAATTACGTCTCGATACATATAGGCTCTTCGACGTAACAAAAGCAGAAATATTTTAATTTATTTTTAGTTTTAGTAGATGAACCAATTGGACCCATCAGTGTACACTAAAACTGAGCCATAGGGCGATTCAAGAATAACAGATGGAGCGCCATCAATCTTCTGGGAGCCGGCCGGATTGAGAGTAATCGCTTTATTGGAAGCAGCCGCACCGGATTCATCTTTAACTAATAATACTTGACCTGCTGTAAATGTCGACGCATCAAACAAGATACTTGAAGGGACATGGGTTACTCCTAATATATAATTAGCCGAAGAGGCGGTGTGACTAGCTGATACAGGAACGCGATTATGAACGAGCCCTGAGTTTATAGTCACCCGATTATTAGATGTGTCATAAGCCACATTGGAACTTCCACTAATTTCTCTCCCAATGGGAGAATCAAACCTAAACTGGAGTGAACCTACCGGGCCATCAGCTACCTCGATAGCGCTAGCGGTAACGTTAGTGAGATATCGGCCGTCTCCATAGAAATAGGTCGCAGACACATTGGACGAAGCACTAACGGTCCCCACCACTGAAAGCGTATTGCTTGAAGTGAGGTAGCGAAGATTTGAACTACCAGAAATCTTTCCATCGTCCGAGAAGTAATACTGAAGATCCCCCATGCTGCCTTGGGCGCGGGCGACGTTAACGAGGTGCCTTCCGTCTCCGTAATACAAACTGGAGGACATGAAAGATGAACAAGTAATGTTGTGCCACAATGAAGTATCAGCCAAGATGGTGCTTGCAGAAATTTGAGTTGTAGATACAATATTCGGCAGGTATGCCAGACTAGCCGTGATGTCGCCGGCCAATAAACAACTTGCAGAAATACTTGTGTCCCCAGAGCCATCAACGTCACCCATGCTTGCTATGACCCCGTTGCCATTCGCCGTGTCATGAATTTCAATAGCGCCAGCAATCTTAAGTGGTGATCCGCCGACAAGTATGCCCTTAACAGTAAGGTCGCCTGCTACCATAACATCCGCCGAGGCTGACACACTGCCAATCACAGCCAACTCATGAGAGGGGCTTGTTGTGCCGACACCCACTTTGCCGGCCACAGCAACATTTCCAGCATAAAAAGAATTGGCCGAGGCCGAAACCGCACCTACAACCGTCAGCGCATGAGAGGGAGCATCCGTACCAATACCCAGAAAGCCGCTAGATGTCAAAAAAGTAAGATTGGCGCTTCCCGTAAATGCCCCTGAGCCTTTTTGAATCTGGATAGAACCAGTGGGACCGGTGGCATTCTGCGAGGTAGCCGTAATCGTTATTCCACCCCCAGAACCTCCATCTGTTATTTCAATGCCGGTTCCACCTGTCAGCACTCTTTCGTTTGGAAGTTTGGCTTCGGAAGCTACAGTAATATATGTAGCATTGAGGGGGGGATATGGTGCTGCCCTGGGCGCAGGGTTGCTGGCCCCTGAGTCCTTCTGGTCTTTAACCGCCGGGCGATCAATACCGGGCATAACCCTAAAGACGCCTTGGCGGGCGCGGACACACTCCGCGCTAACCTGGAACTTATGTTCTACTTGGCCAAATAGAAACCGAGTATCGTTATAGAGTTTAACGATCTCATAAAAGATTTCACCATACTGGACAAAGTCTCCCACTCTCACATAGAGGTCCTGGTCCTCTACAAGTCGACGTCGATGAAAGTTAACTGTTAGTTTGGTCTGATATTCGTAGCCATATCTTTCATTGGACTGTTCGTTCTCGACCTCAACATATGCAAACACCCGTACAGGTGGTAAAGAAACCTTTTCTTTCGCCTCACCATAGATATCATTAAAGTTCGACTCTTCAATACTGATCGGATAGTAGGCTATCGTCTGACCAAGGACTCTTTCCGCCAGCTCGTCGTTAACCTGCTTTACAAGATTGCGTTCCTTCTCGCCAAAGAACATTGGCGCTGGTGGTGCAGCCGGTCTAGTCCATTTGTTTTTTGGATCTGCCATTCATGCGTTCTCCTACGAAGGTCTCGTTACGGCTTCTTTAACCCTAAATAGGCCGCGGCGTGCACGAACACACTCAGCGCTTACCTGAAACTTGTGTTCAACTTGCCCAAAGTAGTATCTGGTATCGTTGTAAATGCGCACAATTTCATAAAATAGTTCGCCATATTGAATAAAATCCCCAGGTCTTACGTACAGGTCCTGATCTTCGACCAAGCGGCGTCGATTGAAATTGACTGTCAGGTTGGTGGTATAGTCATAACCGAACTTCTCATTTGTCTGTTCGTTATCTACCAGCACATAAGCGTATACTCGAACTGGGGGTAGTGTAACTTTATCTATCGCCTCGCCGTAAGTGTTATTAAAATGCGTATCTTCAAGGTCTACAGCGTAATAAGCAATGGCTTGGCCAACAACGCGCTCGGCCAGTTCATCGTTGACTTGCTTTACTAGGTCTCGCTCATTTTTCCCAAAAAACATGGGTGGCGGAGGGGCCTCCGGCTGGTTCCACTTATTTTTAGGATCTGACATTCTTCTTACTTCTCCCTAGGGTCTAATAGTAAATAGTACTTTATGACTATTAGAACTTTGTATCGAGAGTTATGCGTCTGATGTGCGGCAGCGGAACACTCGCATTCTCTCGATCAGACCGCGGAAAGTTCGAGTATGATTTACTTCAATCGCGAAGAACGCAACCTTAGTGCCGGATACTGTAAGAGGAGTGGTAATGCCGGCGGTGGCTTGAGTTTGTGTCCAGTTCGAGCTGCCATAGTTGGCGTATTGTCTTTTAGAGTTGATCACCAATGGTTCATTAAATGCCTTCACGCCGGTGGCCGCGCCAGAAGTTATAGCACACTGGCCTGTCATATAGTAGACTATCTCAAATGTGTTAAATTCGTTACTATCGGCGATCAATCCTTCGGTGCCGGGGCCCTTTAAAGATCGCCACTTTTGATTAGTGTTGTGAACCACCCCGCAGCCCATTCCTTTCCAACTGTTGGTAGATACTCCATCCCAGAGATTCATTCCGACACCCTCGTAGTTGTTTGCCGGTATGCCATCGGGATAATCTTGAATCCATTGTACACAAATAGTGTCTTCGGCCGATAAGTTGGGCACCAAAGCATTGAGGTTGGCAGATAAGACGGGGCAGACGCGTCCGGTGGAAGAAAACCAGTCGCTGCTGGCTGCAGGAGTGATTAGGATGCCGTTTCCCGGCTTAACCTCTAGAGTACCGTTATTAATCGCCGCAGTCCAGGTCACCCCATTAATAGTAATGGTGTCTTCGTCGGACATGTCGCCGCTGCTATTGTAGTCCCCAAAATTAACCTCATAGGTCAACTCCCAGCCGTTATATGTAATGTCGGATATGCTTTTAATGTTTGCCATCTCTACTCCTGCTATGTGAGATATCGAATTTGACATTCCATTTCTCCCTCTAGACCTCTCTTTCTAAGATTGCTTCGATCATGGGCTCCAAGGAAGCAGAATTATTTTGAAACTCAGTAAGAGCGTCTCCAGATAGTCGGGAGGCTACATCTGCGAATGTTGGGGATCCGCCGGCTAAAACTGCTTCTTCAATAGCACCCACCCAGGGATGGGTTCTAAGTACGCCCAGTGTGGGTCCCGCGTTGATAAATGCATCATGTATACGGATAGTGCCGAAAATACGATCTTGCAGGGCGGCTGCAGCCCCGCCAATAATAGACTCAAAAATATCAAACCTTAGTTGCATAAACGAAAGCCATTCTGCTTTAGTAGTAGGTTGACTCATATTAAGTGCCTCTTCTCAAAATTCTAAGTTTCTTCCACAAGCACGTAATTTTCGAGTCCCTGCTACCGTTCGTTCGATAGGCAGCAGAGACGCCCACATTAATTTGTCGTCCCTGGCTTGTTGTGGTCCCGGGCCGAAATATAAACTGTGTGGTTTGTCCGGGGTTGGCGGTGGTGTTGACCGGCGGAGATCCGCCGCTTGTTCCCATATCTAAGGGGAGTTGACTTGCCATACTGCCATACGCGTAGTGATCGGTAACCGTAAGGGGTGTTTGAAATGCGTTATATACGCCGGCTCGGGATGACCATGAAGCGCCCGGATAGAATACGATCTCACAAAAAGTAGGGCGAGCAGCGTCCGCGACAGAGGGGGTGATCCAATATTGATTACCGGAGGTTCCAGCCTGCTGCATATCTCCATTTCTGAAGAACCACTGATTATTGTCTGTGGCGGAGCTTGTTGTAATCCACGAGCTTTGCATCCAGTTACCGGCGGAAGAGCCGCCGCGAGTGGGCTGGCCCGTAGTGCCATCTAGAATCATACTACCCCCATAAAAAATAGAATCAGCCGTGCCAGCGGTGTTGACTGTGAACTCGTGTAACGTTTGGAATGCGAAAGTTTCATTCCGGTCATATGTGAGTCCAGCAGCTGTATAAATATTATCAATGGGCGCATAGATAACTGGGCCAGTTTGAAGATTATTTTCCCAGTGGCCGGTAATTTTCGTGGAGTCAATTACAATTCTCATGCCGGTGCCACTTACTAGCTTCATTTCGTTGGCCAAGGTGTTATTGCCTGCGGACCATGCTACAATCTCCCCGTTGCTGCCTGTTAGATTTCTAGGCCAATCGGTGTTGTCCGAGGCCGATGTACCTTGTGCAGTGAGGTCTACCTCATAAATGGTTTGCCAGTCTACAGCTACGTCAGCGGTACTGATGGTTTTAACATTTGCCATATCTACTCCATTAACTATCCGCGAGTTAGCCATCTCATGCTAGCTCCACATAGGTACCGTCCGGATTAAAGTAGATTACGTTAGGGGTGCCCGTAGCATACCCCACCGTACGCACATATGAATTAGAAGTTGTTGGCGCTGAGCTGCTAAAGTAACCACCTCCAGTGACCGATGGAGAGGCTGCACTACTGGATTGAATATATACTGGGCCACCCTTGATAAAAGAGCCCGAATAGAAACTATGAGCGTCGAAGAACCCTCGGATTAGCATACCAGAGGACGCAGCCTTAGTTCCCAGCGCAATCGCTAGAAGCTGGTTGTGGCCACTGCCGGTAACCGATGCGTCGGCTG